CCGATGAAAAAGCTGCGATGGAAAAACTTCCTGCTTCCGGCGGGTTTCTATCTCGCCCTCCTGAGTGTTTCCCCGCTGCCCCCGGGGGAGGTCACCCCCGCCCTCGCCCCGCCCCGGCGCACCGGTGGCGGCGATCGCCTCGCCGGGCTCCACGCCCATTGCGTCGAGCGACTCAGCGATCCTGGCTCCGCCGCTGGTGGACACGCTGCTGTACTTGCCCGCGCCGCTGAATGGCTCCGTGCCATCGGCCGGGAACCAACTCTTGTTCTCGTTCGTGGCAAGCAGCGTCGGCTTCTCAGTCTCGCTGCCGCCCTGCCCTGCCCCTTCCTGGCAGTCATTCTTCGGGCCGAACTTGCCGTCCTCCGTGCGACCGCAGTCGGAGGAGCGTCGCTCCTTCTTGAGTCGCTGCTTGGCGGACAGGCCAGCCCACTGCTTCGACGTCTCGTCGGGGCTGTTGACGACGTAGACCGGATAGTCACTGCCGGCGCCCCAGAGGCGATTGTCGATCGCCTTGGGCATGAACTCCTTGGCGACCGATTGGATTCGTGACACTTCCTGGGCCGGGACGGTCTCGGTCGTGTAGATCGTGGCGCCGTAGTAGCCGATGTGGACGTAGTGAGTCTCGTTGTTTTCTCGATCTCGGACGAAGACGTTCACCCCTTCGTCGCCCCTAGTCGAGTCGATCTCGACGAGCGTGTTGCTCACCTTGCCGCCCAGGCTGCGGACGAGCGACTTCAGGTTCTTCTCAGGAACCCGCATCTGATAGAGTTTGCGAGCCACCTTGGTCTGGGTCTTGTCAGACTTGCGTCGCACTCCCCGGAGCGACTCGCCCTTGCTGTTCGAGGGGCCTTCGCCCTTAGCGCAGGTGTTGCCGTCTCCGAACATCCCGCCGTCTTGGCGGCCGCAGTCGGCGGAGCGAATCTCGACCCCGCAGTCGAGCGCTGCGAAGTTGCGACGCTCTTCGACGTCATCTTCGAGCAGCCGGAGGACTTCGAGGAGGTCGATGCCCAGGTCGGCGAAGTTCGACTCCCAGGTCGACTGCTCGGCATCAAACGGATTGACGTCGAAGTCGTCGTCACCCAAGCCCTCGGGCTGCTCCAGGTAGTCTCGCCGCGACGCTGGCGTAAACGGCTTGTCTCGCTTGATCTTGCCGCTGGTGACGCCGTCTGCCGCAGCCGAGAACAGGCTGTTCTCGGTGATGTTCGTCTTCGCGCCCATGTGCTTCCAGAGCCGCTTCTCGTACTGCCACAGCGCGGCTTGAATCTCGTCGATGTCCGCTTCCCGGCCGCTCCGTGACTTGATCTCCTCCTGCACCCTTCGGAAGACCTCGCGGATGTTGCGGCGAGCCGTTGCCGTCTTGGGGTCTTGCTGCTCTAGGATCAATGCCTTGAATATCGAGTTGCCGGCGTTGTGAAGATCGTGAATGTCTGGGTCTTCGTGCTTGCCGTAGCCACCACCGGATGGTCGCTTGACCTTGCCCATCGACCGCTCGGCGGCCGTCGCCCAAATGAAAGCGGCGCCGTTCTCTTCGATGACGCCGGTGCGGGCCTGAATCTTGAGGGATCGAATCAGAGCGGCCTTGGTGATGCCGTGAGTCTTGTCGACTCCGAAGAGTTTGCTCTTGCTCCAGTTGCCCTTTTCAAGGGCTGCCAGTGCGACCTTCGCGCGATCCTGGGCGCCATCGGCCTTGAGTCGCGTGACCAGTTCGCCTGACACCCGGCCGACAGATCGCATGAGCCATCTGTCCATCGTCAGGAAGTCGTGGCGACCAGACAGGTTCGCGTTGAACGATCCGATCTTCGGGCCGAAGATAGCGGCGACCGGAACGATCTCGTCCTTCAGTTCACCAGACACCATCTCCTTCCGCTTACCTTTGCTGTCGACCGGCACAGCCCAGGGCGATGCACCGGCCCTCGCTCTCCACTCGTCGAGGGCAGACTTGCCAGCAAGCCTCTCGAACGTCTTCTCGATCTTTCCAGCCGTGGTGTAGCCGGAAAGCAGCCTGCGAGTGCGGTCTTTGCCGAATGAGTCGAGCAGTCCCTGGAAGACCTTCAGCGACGCCGTGACGTCTCTCGCGCCGCCGCCGTAGTTTGTCGGGACGACGGTTCCGTGTTCACGGAACATTCGATACAGGTCGTCGGCGTCGCGGAGGTTTGCATCCGGGCCTTGGCCTGTAGACGTGATGGCGAGCAGGGTTGTGAAGATGAACTTGGCGTTCTCGTCGTCAGCAAACTCGGGCCAACGGGAAGTCATCTGCCGCATCGTGTCCTGGAGATCGCTGCTGTAGAAGCCTGGGTCGACTCCGAGAACGTCGTACGCGTGAATCGCGTCCTCGGTCAGCGAGTCAACGAGATACTTCATCTGGGCCTCGGGAATCTCGGAGGCCGATGTGTCGATAATCGCGGCCGGGCCTTCCGCGCCGGTCTTGCGTCGCTCTTCTTCGTGCCTGTTCGACAGGTACTGGCCGACCGATTCGTGGGCGACGAACTGTCCGTTCTGGCGGAGATCGCTTTCCGGAAAGACTGGGTCAGTGGACGTGATCTTGTTCTTCTGCTTGCCCTCTCCCCGTTGAACAAACTCACGGCCCCAGAGGTCCGTCGTCGATCCGGCGGCGCTGCCAGTTCTCCCTGGATTCGCCTTGAAGTCGGCAATCGCGCGGTCGCGTGCCTCCTTGTCAATCACGGCGACTCGCTTCCCCCCGGCGAACATCACGTCGACATCTCGGCTGTTGGCCTTGGCGGCCTCCTGGGCGACCGACGGGCCGCCCTGGCCGGATTCTTCCTGGCAGTCGTTGCCTGGGCCGAACTCGCCCGACTCGTTGCGATCAGACTCGGTGCAGTCGCCCCGCCGCTCGATGGCCTTTGACAGACCTCCAAGCAGACCGAGCAACGACATCGACCTCCGGCTCACCTCCTCGATCAGCCAGCCCAGGAGGCTTCGGCCTTCTGCGACGTTTCGCTCCTTGAGTCTGGGCAGAATCTTCTTGAGTTTCGCGAACCGCTTGTACCCCAGGGACTTCTTGTCCTTGAGGTCGAGAGTCATGTCTGTTCCGCTTCCGTTCTCGTCCCACCACTTCTTGCCTTCTCGGGTCGAGATCAACTGCTGGAGCGTGTAGCCCTTCTTCGTGAGTCTCTCTGCAACCCGAGCAGCGGACTGTGCGGAAGGTGGAACGGCCATCTTGAACGAGGCCAAGATGATCTCGGGCGGAACCCGAAACTCGGACAGGTCTAACTTCGTGTCGAACCCGAACTGCGGCCACAGCCGGTAGCCCGAATAGATCGGGTCGTCTTTCATGCCGGCGGCATACGTCGTCGCCTTCACTGCCTTGGCCTTCTCGGCCGCCATGAGCGACTCGATCATTCGCTCCTGCATGAGGCTCGCGATTCGGAGGCGAGTCTTGTCACTTGTGCCGGCTTCGAGTTTCTCGGCATCAGAGACGCTGCTTGGCGTGTTGAGTCCTCCATAGTTGACTTCCAGGCCGTCGCCGTAGTTGGCGATGTCGACCTGAGTCACCACGCTGCCACTGTCTTCTTCGTTCGGGTCGACCGGCGACGTGATAATGACGCTTACGGCGTCATAGAACGCACTGACTCTGACATCGGCGCCGCGAATGGCGCCGCCGCCGATCTTGACGGCCGTGTCGAGGTCTTTGACGCCGAACCTGTCGAGGGCTGCTGCGACCCTCTTTGGCTTGCTGATCGCCAGTTCGTGAAGCCGCTCGCCGCCGATGACGGGTGAGTTCTCGGCGAGGCCCTTCGAGTCCAGTAAGATGCTCTCCTCCTCGGACTTCCGCCACGACTCCCGCTTGGCTCGCGATGGTGGACGAGCCGTCGCTGCGGCTCCGCCCTTGCCGCCCTCCTGGCAGTCGTTCTTCGGGCCGAATCGCCCGCCCTCGACGCGGCCGCAGTCGGCGTCTCTCGCCTCGATCTCGTCGATCGGATACCAGGAGCGGCCTTCGTTCCGCTTCTTGAGCGAGGGCAGTTTCTTCTGCTCCTGCTGGAACCGCTTGTATCCCAGCGAGTTCTTGTCGCTGAGGCTGAGGGACATCTCCATCGAACTGCCGTTCTCAGTCCACCAGTTCTCGCCGTCGCGGAACTGCATCAGTTGCTGGATCGTCACGCCCTTCACTTGCTGGCGGAGGTTCTTGATGACGACCGCTCGCGGAATCCGGCCCGTCCCCTGCGAAGGAATCTCCACGCCGACGGCGCGGAGCAGAACCTCGTCTGGAATCTTCGCCATCAAGTCTCGGGGAACTTTGGCGTCGAAGCCGAACTGCGGCCACAGCCGGTAGCCCTTGACGTACGGGTCTCTCTTGCTGCCGACCGCCATCGCGACTGCCTTGCCGATGCCAGACTTGTCGGCTTCGATCAGCGACTCCAGCATCCGCTGCTTGAGAATGCTGGCGACACGGAGGCCGCTGGTGCCGGTTGCGTTCGCGATCCGGACGTCCGAGTGGAAGTCCGAGTAGTCGACAACGACCTCGCCTTCGCCGAATCCCTCCATGATCATCACGCGGGTGGTGGCGAACTTTCCTGACTCGCCAGACGGATCGATCGGAGATGTCATCGTCACGGTCAACGCCTCATCGTCAGCGTCGCTGACCGCGATTCGCGAACCGCGAACAGCGCCTCCGCCGATCGTGACCACAGAATCGAGGTCGGCCATGCCCAGCCGCTTCATTGTGGCGGCAACCGCCTTGGGCTGCGCGATCGTCAGGGACTCGATCTTCGATCCGCCCGAGATGGGCGACGAGCCTTTCATCTGCTCGCCAGTCAGCGAGACGCTGCTGCTGCTCTGCTTCCAGGAATCATCGCGAGGAGCGGGTGGCAGGGCTCCGCCTTTGCCGTCGTCCTGGCAGTCGTTCTTCGGAGCGAACGTGCCATTCGACTCGCGGAGGCACCCGGACGCGCGGGTTTCGGCGACAAGCGATGCGTAGCCCCTGGTCTCGATCTGCTCGGGGCGAAAAATCACGGAATCACCTCGTTTCCGGCTACCTCCCTGGCGAGCGACAAGATGTCGTCTCCGTACAACTGGCCTGCCATGATGCCGGCCAGCACTTCGGCCACCAACTCGCGTCGCCCCTGGCCGGCGAGCGTCGACACCTCCCGCTCGGCGAGCGATCGCTGCTCGGCCGTCAGCGGCTCGCTCTCGCAGGACTCGTACGACGCCGGGTTCGCCGACGCGTGAATCCGGTGGGCGGCCTCATGGAGGTAGGGGTTCACCTGAGAGGCGAACCCGACAGGCATCTCGGGCGGCGTGTCCGGCGAGACGAGCAGGACATCGGCCGCGTGATCGTAGACCGCGACCGCAGGGCCGATGTCGCGAACCTCGACGCGAGGCATCTTGCTGCCCATCGCGCGAGATGCGATGGAGATCAGGCTGTCTCTTGCTTGCCGTGCAACCAGGGCATTGCCTCGGGGCCGTCCTCGTACCAAGCGGGATCGAGTTTCTCCCCCTTGGCCTCGACGACCTTCTCGAAGTACGCCCTCATCGCGCGGAACATCTCCAGCGGCCCCTTGCCGGATGCCGGGATGTCGAATCGCTGAACCTTCTGGTCGGCTTCCATCTGATCTGCTCTCCTTCGGCATTCCATCATACGCACGAACTGTCTTTTTTCCATGCTTCGCCAACTCGCCTGCGTGGTCTTCGTCCTGTAGGTCGGTCGAGTCGCCCTCGTAGACTTGTTTCACAGTCGAGTCTTTGCGAGCCCTGGCGAATCCGGCATCCCAGTCGGCCGGCTTGCGATCGTCGTCTGGCTCGTACTTGACCCAAGTCTCCTTGAAAGTCTTGAGGTTGAAGACCGCCAACTGGCCCGCCTTTCGGCCTGCCTCCAGAGCCTTGTCGGCATCCGAATCGTCGAACCTAGTTGCAATGTCAATGTAGAAGTCGTCCCCTGTCTTCCAGCCGCCGATGAATCTCGACGGGTCTGATCCGATGACGTCGCTGTTGTTTGCCAGCCATTGGCCGAGTTGGGCGGCCGCCGACGGAGACTTTATTTCCCCCGCCCTGATCTTCACAGACCTCCTTGAGTCATTGGCGAACTCGGAAACCATGACCCCATCAGACGGCTGCTCGGCAGACAGCGGATCGAGAGTGAATCCGTCTGGAGACTGCGAGATTTTTTCAAGCAGTTTCTGCACGTCAACCGGCGAGACCGAAGGAGGCTTCGGGGCGCCGGCGAAAGCCGTCGCGGCTGCTTCGCCCGGTGACGAAGACTTCTCGCGGGAGTCGTCAGGCGAAGCGTCGCCGCTGCCCTGCCCGGCACCTTCCTGGCACTGATTTTTTGGCCCGAACAAGCCTCCCTTCTGCCGCCCGCAGTCGTCGCGGGTCTCGGGCTCATTCTCCCGCTGCTCCGGAATCGAGAGCCGCTCCTCGGGGATGATCCACAGTTTGCAGATCGCGTCGGGGCGGATCGAGCCCTTGACGATCTCGCAAGAGCCGCCCTCTTCGTAGTAGACGCAGTTGCGACACAGGATGCCCCGCGACGCGAACGGGTTTCGCTCCTGGTAGTGCGAGTCCGCCTGCGACCAGCGGCCCTTGTCCTGGACGATCTCCTCCTGGGCGTCGTAGAGCGCCTGGTTCTGGGGCGAGAGCCTCCGCTGCTCGACGGCCTCGGCCTTCTTCGCTGGCTGAAGTTCGGCCGCCTTGACTGCAAACTCTTCGCCGCTCTTGGGATCGACGACGAGAGCCACGGGCTCGCCCGGCTGCACCTCCACCTTCTCGCCACTCTTGAGGTCGAGAGTGCCTTGATCCATGACGTGCTTGAGTTCGCCGATCTTGCCGTCGCCCCAGGTGACGATGTCTCCCTCGGCAAACTGCGGCCCTGGCTTCTTCTCGGACGGGTTGCCCTTCGGAGCCTCGGGCGGCGCGTGGCCGTCCTTGACTCCGGGCAGACTCGGCTTGGAGCCGGGCATCTCGGGTGGCGGGCCGCCGGCAGCCGCGCCCATCATCGCTGCCATCGGGTCTTGCTGCTGCGGCCCCTTCACGGCCTGCTCCAGCGGAATCATGTTCATGGCGACGAAGTGCTTGTCTCCATGCTCGATCGGCGGCAGGCCTTCGTCCTTGCGGCTGTCGTTGATCGAGTAGATGCCCAGGTTCTGCATGGTCGAGTAGAAGCCCGCGCGGCTGTTGCCGTCCGCCCGCATCAGGGCCTTCGCGTCGAACTGGGCGAAGAACACGTCGTCGTTGTAGATCAGCGATCGACTGATTCCGCCCTCGATCCGACTCAGCCACGGAACCAGCGTGTAGGTGACGAACTCTCGTCCGCTCGACTCCATGTTGCCGCTGCTCTGGCCTTGCACAAGCGACAGAGGCAACCGGTAGACTCGCGCGATCTCCTCGGACTGAAAGCGGCGTGTTGACTCGAACTGGCTCTGCTCGGCGTTGTAGCCGATCTGCTCGACGCGGAGCCCGTTGGTGAGGATCGCGGTTCGGTGAGCGCGGTCGCTGCCGCGATGCAATCTCTCCCAGTTGTCCCGCAGCCGCTCGGCGGCCTCGGGCGAGAGCGAACTCTCGGTCTGAAGAACCACGCCTGGGCGGGCCGAGTTCGCCCAGTATTTCGACGCGTGAATCTCGCAGGCCCTGGCGAGGGCGATCGCCTCGCGGGCCACCTCGATCGGCACCATGCCCTTGATGCCATCGGGCTCCGCCGTCCAGCGGATGTGCATGATCTGATCCTGCGTGTACCGCTCCATGCGTCCCGTCTCGGGATTCGTGTAGGTGTACCGCAGTCGCCCGTTCTCCAGACGCTCGACGTCCATCCGCGAGGGGTGAAGGTTGTCGAGAGCCGACACCGCTCCGTAGCGGCCCGACCGAATCAGGCTGTACGAGTTGCCCCAGAGCGTCAGGTTCATCACCATCTGCTCGAAGAACTCGAACTTTGTCTGCCACTCGTTCGGCGCGAACGACAAGACCTTGTGCAGCGGGATGTCCGACGCGACCTCGGCTCCGCCGCCGGGCTTCCGCCGCATCACGCTGATCGGAAGACTTGAGATCGTTTCCGCCAAAATCCGGCAGCAAGCCAGCACCACCGTCGATGCCAGGGCCGTGTCAGGAGTGATGCGAATCTCGGCCGCCGTGCGAGACCGACCCAGGAACATCTCGTCCGAGAGTAGGAAGTTGTTCCAGGCGACGCTGCGAATCTCGGGCGTCTCGGCCCCACGTTCCGGTGTCCAGACAATGTCGGACAGAACCCGCTCCTCGCTCATAGGACGATGATCTCCGGATCGGGCATCTTGGTGCCGGCGTCGGCGTCGCTCGCCAGAGCCAGGGCCATCGAGAGGGCGACCATTCCGTCAACTCTGGCTGGGCTCATGGGCGACGGCTTCTGAATCTTGATGTACCCCTCACTGTTCGTTCGCACGACGCAGTTCGAGGCGTGGCTGTTGAGGATCGGATTGTCCGAAGTCCGTAGGCGCCCCTGCGCAATGAGGGTGTCCATCAACTTCGTAGGGCCATTGAGGGACTGGAACGTCTGCGAGAAGCCTAACACGTTGAGGCCCTCGGCCTGAAGTTGCTGCTGAAGGTGGTGCGCGTTGTGAGGGTCGGTCGCGATCTTGGCGACCTGATGCGTCTTCGCGAACGCCAGGATGTCTCGCTTGATGAAGTCGTAGTCGCAAGTGTCGCCCGGTGTCAGCGTCAGGCCCGACCGGGCGGCATCCCTGGCCCAGAGGACGTACGGCACCTCCTCGCGACGCTGGGCCGCGTTGTCCTCGGGAATCCAGAACCGACAGATGACGTCGAACACCTCGTCGCCGTTCTCCTCGTCGATCGTCTTCGAGACGGCCACGAACGCGTTCACGTCCCAGGTCTGGGCGAGGTCGAGCCCGCAGTGCCAGACTCGGGACGGAGCCGGAGGCTCGTAGCCCCGCTTGCACCGCTCCCAGCGGGTCAGGTCGACGAACTTGTTCGAGCCCTGCACCCAAACGTTGAGCCTGTACCTGAGGAAGTCGGCCAGCCTCGCCTTCGAGCCCTCGGCGTCGAGGACGTCGGCCTTGAAACTCTCCTCGTCCATCGTGACGCCGAAGGACGGATTGGCCGCCCGCCAGACGGTCGGGTCTCGGTAGTCGTCATCGATGGTCGCTCCGGCGACGAACGCGAAGAACTGCGGGTCGAAGTTAGGGTCGACCATGCACTTCAAGGCGTGTTCGTGGAGTTCGTAGCAGACGCTCGCGCGGTCGGTGCCGGCTGTCGTGATCGCGAGAATCAGGCTCTGGGCTCGGGAAATGCCGCCGTAGCGGACGGCCCCCCATAATTTCCGATCCTTCGCCTGATGAATCTCGTCATAGCAGAGCGAATGGATGTTGAGGCCTTCCTGGCGGCCGGCGTCAGACGAGATCACCCGCCAG